AGTGCCGTTGACATCCTGATGGGTGGTGAGGCCAACAAGATACTTGGTTTCTTACGTGAACAAGATGGCAGTATGCTGGAACTTATTGAGCGCCAGATGAAGCTGAACTTGTTGACGGAGCAAGGCAGGGCTGGTGCTGAACGGTTCAACAATGTCTTTGGACAGATGAAATCAATTGTGGGTTCAGCCAAGGCTGAATTCTTTGGCCTCTTAGGTGATGCCCTGGCACCACTGATTGAAAAATATACCGAGTGGGTGGCAGCCAACAATGAACTGATTAAAAGCAAAATTGCAGAATGGGCTGACAGGGTAGGGCGTGCAGTGTCCTGGGTCATCACTATGTTCACCTGGTTCATTGGTAAGATTGACACGGTGGTGACTGCCCTGGGTGGTCTGGAACAAGTCCTGTCACTGGTTGCCATTGGCATGGCTGCAGCGTTTGGGGCCAAGACCATCCTGGCCATCAAGACATTTATCAAGTTTATACGTCTGGCAGGGACCGAGGCCTTGATAATGAATGCCAAGGCAATGATAATACCTGCAGCCATTGTTGCCATCATAGCCTTGTTCTTGCTGCTTGGTGAAGACCTGTACGTCTTCTTCACAGGTGGTGAGTCAGCCCTTGGGAAAATTGGCGAAAAGATTGCAGGCTTCGTTCATTCTGACATCAGGCCAGGTATTGCCAACTTCCTGGGGATGTCCCCAGAAGAACTTGACATGATGTTCCTCAAGGCCATTGACGGGATTGTCTGGTTTTGGGAGCAAGTGGTTGCTGGTGTTGAGTGGGCCATTGGTATGGTGGTGGATATTGTCTCAGGTATTGGTGCGGCCCTGACTGCCTGGTTTGAGATACTGATAAATTTTTGGATGTTTGTATGGGACATGTTCACATCATCAGTAGGCGTGATAGCTGACGTCATCAAGGGCCACATCGATTTATTCATGTGGTTGATTAACTCAATCATTGAACTTGTCAATGGCCTCATTGCTGCAGACAGCTGGGCGGAATTGGGTGCCTTCCTTGGTGAGTTTTTCACTGGCATTGGGAATGATATTTATGACTTCTTTGCTGGCCTGATAAACTCCTTTGTATCCTTCGTGACTGCACTGCCTGGCAAGCTAATTGCTTTTGTGAAAAACGCCGTGTCGGGCATTGGGGACATCATCAAAGATGTACCATTTATTGGTGGTCTGTTCAGTGATGATGAATCAGGCCCACAGGGTGCTGTCAGCATCCCGGGGGGTGGTCCACTCCAGCCTACATCAGGTGCTAGGGCAGCTGCAGCGACCATCACTAATTCGGCCAAAAGCTCTACCAGGTCGAGTAGTCAGTCCAATGTATTCAACATCACCCAGGCCCCAGGTGAATCAGGCACTGACCTGGCTGAACGGGTGGCTGGTGAAATCCAGAAGGCAAGTGCCAGGGCTGTCAAAGTGAATGACAGCGGGATTGAGATATAATGTCTATCGCACAAGTACAAAGTGTCATCGAAGACCCTTCAAAACTCAAAGACTTGTTTGGCTCAACCCCTACACTCATCGGTGACATTGTGGTTGACGTCCTGTTAGGTGAGACACCAATCCTTTCCTGGGAACTGACCAGTCACCCAGTCGAAGCTGGTCTGGATGTTACTGACTCAAGGTACCAAAAGCCCGTTGGCGTCGCCCTTGACTGTATCTTTACTGACCCTGAGTTTAGCCTTGACTCACTGGTTGCTGGGGCTGTCAGTGCCATTGGGGGCTCTTTGAATGATGCCAACCCATTTGCCAAAGCAACATGGCAGGAAAAGCGGGATGCTCTCAAAGAACTCCAAACAAAGAACAAGTTCATTGATGTCATCACCCCCAATGACGAATATAAATCGATGATGATAAAAGACATCAGGCCAGTGTTTGGGAAGGACCACGCCAACGCGTATTTCTTCCGTATCGAATGCCAGCACGTTCAGACCGTATCGAGTGACATTGTGGCCATTGATGACAGTCAAATTCCTGAAGACCTGAAGGCTAAAAAAGACGCAGCTGCAGCTGCCAAGACCGCGAAGAAAGCGAAGAAGGGCAAGAAAGCTGCAGAGAAGGCCACCCCAAAAAAGTCATCGGTACTCAATAACCTGATAGGGAAGTATCTATAATGGGAAATCTGATAGTACCTGTCACCACAGACCCAGCCCAGCAGTTCACTGTGGACCTGGACGGCCAGACGGTTGACCTTTCCATCCGTTGGAATTCAACGACTGAGCAGTGGGTCATGGACTTCACAGCCATCACATTCACCACCAACATCAATGGCATCGCCATGGTCACTGGTGTGGACCTACTTGGCCCCTATGCTGTCAGGGAAGTTGGCCAGATGTGGGTGGTGGACTTAGAAGAGAAAAATGAAGAACCAACACTGGATGGTTTTGGTGACCGATTTCAGTTGATGTATGTGGAGCTATGACCCTTTTATTTGACAGGAAAGTTGAGTTGCATGTTTTCCTTGAGTTGGAAAAATATGTCATCAAAGACTTGGACATGTCTTTTGACATCCTGGCAACGCGGGACTCAGCCCCCAACACTGCACAAATCACAGTCTACAATCTAAGTGAATCCACCAGGAATCTTTTTTCTGAGGAGACCACAGGGATTGAATTCTGGGCCGGATATGGTGATGACCTTGGAATGATTTTCCGTGGTAGCTGGGACAAAGATATATCTATTTTTAAACACTCTCAGGTAGGTGCTGACTGGGTCACAGAGATTGAGACTGGTGACGGTCTCAAGGAATTCCAGAACACTTACTTCGATAAGTCATATGGCCAGGGCACCTTGGTCACTCAGATACTGCAGGACGTGACTGCAGCCATGGGGCTGCCTGTGGTCCTGACCTTCGTGGAAGTTAGCCTTTTGAATTCAGGTGCTGTGTTCAGTGGCAAGGCCAAAGACATCCTGGACGACCTGGCTGACCAGTACAATTTTCAATGGTCTATCCAGCATGGGTCAGTTGAAGTCCTTGAGAAATACCTACCGCCGCCAAGTGATGCAGTGGCCGTTCTGTTAGCACCTGACACAGGGCTGGTGGGACGTCCCACGGTCACCAAGGAAGGCCTGGAACTCACCACCCTCATGTTGGCTACCATCAAACCCACCAGGCTGGTGGCGGTCAACCCTGCTACCGTGCTGACCCAGCTGGGCAGTAAGCAGGATGCCATCAAGAGTGGCATCAAGACCAACGCCACCGGGGTGTATCTGGTTGACCGTATCAGGTATCATGGTGACAATATGGGTGGCCCTTTTAACTGTGTTATCAACTCGGATTTGGTGTAGGCGATGAAGGAAAAAGAGACACTCGAAAATGCCTTCAATCTCATCGTTGGTGAGTTCCTCAAGGGCAAGCTCAACGTGGCCATGCCTGCCATTGTGACTGCCTATGATGACAAAAACCGAGTAACAGTCCAGCCTGTCATAAACAGAAAATACAAAGGCAAGGACTCAAAACCTTTGCCAACTATTGAAGATGTGCCTGTCATGTTCCCTGGGTCCGGTGGCTACTGGCTGACCTTCCCCATTGAGGTGGGGTCTTGGGTCATGCTGGTCTGTTCACAGCGTTCGATTGATTCATGGAAAAACTCACTGGATGGTGAACCAGGTGACGCCACCACAGCCAGACGGTTCAGCTTCTCTGACGCTGTGGCCATCCCTGGACTGCTTCCCTTCTCCATGGCCCTGGATGTTGGTGCTGGTCTTCAGTTGCGGAATAAGTCAGGCAGTGTCAAAGTTAAAATCATGGATGACACCATCACCATCACTAATGGGTCAGGCACCATCACAATGGATGACACTGGCAAAGTGGACATTAACGGCCACCTGACAGTTGAACCAACATGACCCTAGAACTCATAATGAACCAAGATGGAATCATTGACCATGACGTTGGGTCAGTGGTCTCAGTGGGGGCTTTTGTAGTCACCACACCACCCAGCACCATGGTGAAGGCACTGGCCAAGGGGGTCTACAAAGGCCCCATCACTGGCACGTTCACAGATGGCGATGCCACGGGCTTTGTGCCGGGGTCAGTGGCAGGCAGCTGGACTATCAACCCCACTGCCATATCAGTCAAGGCTGAGGCCCTGGCGGTGGTCCGTGCAGGCGACACTGGCACCCTCACAGCAGTTGGCACCATTGCACCCCCAGCAGCGCCCCCCACGGGGCCTGTGGCAGGTACTGTGATAGTGTCTGATGCAGGACAGGACAAAGCACATGGCGATTGATTTGAAACTTGATGAGACATATAACTTGGCCATGTCCAATGGTGACCTGGTGCTAGTTGATGATGGGGATGAGGTAGCCCAGTCTGCAGGCATCAGACTGCTATTCATTCAGGCTGAGTGGTTCTTCGATTACACTCAGGGCATCCCATGGCTTGACAACATGTTCAGCATGGCCACCAGCTATGAACAAAAACAGAAAATATTGAAAGACACCATCCTTGGCACCCAGGGCATCAACCGGATTTTGTCTTTTGTGTTTGGGGTTGACCCTGTGCTCCACGAGGCACAGGTAGAATTTAACGCTGACACAGTCTATGGCCCTGTCAGTTTGAAAGTAGGTACATGATGTCAACCATTGATTCTGCTGGCCTGGTTATAGACCGATACGATGAAGTCAAGGCAGCCCTTGACGCTGACCTCAAGACGGCGTTTGGTGATGGCATCAAGCTGGGTGCAGACTCAGTTTTTGGCCAGCTGTCTGCTATCATTTCAGAACGTATTTCTGACCAAAATGAACTCATTGAACTGGTTGCCGCAATCTTCAACGCCAACGCGGCGCAAGGGGTCTTCCAGTCTCAGTTGGTCAAACTTAATGGCATTGACCGCAATGAGTCAGTGTTCAGCACTGTCTCGGTGGATGTCACAGCCAATACAGCAGGGTCAACCATTGCCGCTGGGTCCACTGTCAGTGACCCAGCAGTTGGTGAAAAGTTCGCCATTGATTCAGCTGTCACCTTGCTACCATCTGAGACTAAGACGGTGTCAGCCACTGCAGTCACAGCGGGATTTATTGAGGCCCCGTCTGGCACACTCACCAAAATTGACAACCCAATATATGGCTGGGCATCAGTGACCAACGCGAGTGACGCCAGCCCTGGTGCCCTAGAAGAGAGTGACCAGGAACTGAGAATTCGTAGGGACGTGGCGGCCACTGCCAGTGGTACATCAAACGCTGCAGCTATCCTGACGGCACTGCTGGAAGTGGACGGCGTTGACCTGGCCCAGGTGTATGAAAATAAAACCAACGCCACAGACTCAAGGGGTGTGCCCGCCCACTCAGTGTGGGCAGTGGTCAGGGGTGGCACTGATGCTGCCATTGCTGCCATCCTGTACAGTAAGACAGCTGCAGGGGCTGGCTGGTACGGCACCACCACGGTGGCCTACGCTGACCCCATCACAGGCCAGACCTACGATGTGATGTTTTCACGTCCCACGGAAGTCACTATCTATGTCACCTATCTGCTTGAAAAATCAGCCACCTATCCGGCCAATGGTGATGACTTGATAATTGAAAACACGGTCAAGTTTTTCGATGGTGAATTTTACTTGAATGAAACCTTGGTTCAGCCATTTAGCCTGGATGATGATGTGGTCGCGTCAAGACTCTACACCCCAGCCAACACAGTAGCAGGGCACAAAATAACTGAGGTATACATTGGCACGTCAGCCAGCCCCACTGACACGGCTGACATCACCATTGCAGCTGACCAGCTGGCTGGCACTGATGCCACCAGGGTAGTGGTGACCTGATGTCTGTGAAGGGCGACAAAATGCAGTCAAGGCCCCTGAATCAGTTTCAGGTGACGGCCAGGTTGTTGAGTCTTTTGGATGCAGTCAACAACCGTTTTGAGGACTCGGATGCAGTCCTTGACTATCTGCTGTACTATCGATTTTTAGATACGGCTTCAGGTGTCTGGCTGGACACCCTGGGCACCATCATTGGCCTGGCCAGACCATACACTGAACGGGATGACATTTTTACTTTCAAGACCGTGGGGGAAGCGGATGACACTACCCTGTCTTATGGGTCAGTGGGTGGCACAGGCAACGGTGTCTACTCGTCCCTGACTGGTACACCCACCACTACTTTGGTTGATGACACTGTCTACCGCGCCCTTCTGAAGGCAAGGATTTTTGCCACCTTTGCTGAGCCAACTATCCCCAACATCTATCTATTCATCAAAGCTGCATTCAACGACACAGAGTCAGTTATCACTGTGACGACACCAGGCACCGTTGAGGTAGAACTAGTGACGGCCCTGACCAATGGGGAAAGACGATTGCTGGAACAAGTGGCCCCAGTGGCTGCAGGTTTTGAACTGGTCATCACTAACTGGCCATAAAGGAAAAATATGTCAACCTTGATAGACAGAATTAAGATATGGGCCACTGGTGGCACCAAGACCACCCCATCAGATGTCAAAATTGAACTAGGGTGGGTGGGTGGTGAACAGCCCCCACATGAGTGGGAGAATGAACGAATGAACAAAAGAGACGGCCTGATGGTTGATGTGATTGACAGTGTCAATGACTCACCAGCCGGTGGCCGTTCTCTTTTCAAAAATAGGAACGTGGCTACGTGCATCCCAGAGAGCATGGGCCTGCCTTTTTCCGCTGACAACTTTTATGATTCAGGCGATGCGCTCATCAATGATGCATGTCTTTACAATCACGAAGGGGTCAAGTTGTTGGTCTTTGTCCACACTCCCTCAACTGGCACAGCCTACATAAAAACCTACAACATCCTGGATGGCACTGTGGTCAACCATGCCTTCCCTGGTGACGTGGTGGTGGGTCTGTGTTCCACCGGCCAATATATTTATATTTTGTATGCCAACATAGTTGGAGCTAACCATGAATATTTTATTACCGCAGTGGATGGTGACACCTGGGCAGCCCTGCCTGGTTGGGCAGGTACTGACCCACAGTTGGGCACTGAAGCCACAGCTGACATTGATGGCCGTCCGTTCTGTGCTGTGACCCCAGCAGGTAACATTCTTTGTGGTGGCCGTTGGTATGGCGTCAGTGGTGATGACAAGCTGGCCGTGGTTGATGCTGACACAGGCACCATCACAACGTCTGGCAATGCTGGCTTGGCCAGTGCTGTCTTCCCTAGTGGTGACTGTGTTGCCGTTGGTAGTGTTATGTACTTCACAGCCCTGGAAAATGCTTCTACTGATATGTGGTTGTCGGCTGCAGATGAGACTGACCTATCAATCAAAGGGGTGGCGTCTGCCAGCATCCCTAACAACCATGGGGCACCAGCCACAGTTGGTGAACAGATGGCCCTGGCTACCCTGGGTGACCATTTCATGGTAGGGTACAAAGACGGGGCTGCAAACATATCCATTGAACTGAAGTCTGAGGATTACGCCACACTCTTCAGTGGTAGCCATGTCCTTGAAACCAACGCAAAACTTGGCCCCATGGTCTTTGATGGAATACATGTTTGGATTTTGTTCAAGGCAGCTGGCAGTGCCCTGACCAGTACCGTGGTTTACAAATTCAACCCTCAATCATTTAGCACCCAGATGACCCCCAACATTGATTTCACCTTGGATGCAGGCAGTCAGCATGTACTGGACAACTATGACACCAACGACACCCTGGTCTATATGAGGCCCCCCATCGTGTTTGACGGCGCAGGTGTCTGGGTCAGCCCCTATGCCCCCACTGGCGGTAACTTCAGTGGCCAGTGGTTCAGGGTCTCAAACGTCCACAACCGATAGACACCAAGGGGGAGAAAGTGACGGCCACCATGTCCACTGATGACCACATTGTCAGCCAATTCAAAGCGGTCAACTCAACGCTGCGAGACATCAACTCAGCTATTAGGGACTGCAGCCAGACCATTGGCCGGGTTGAGGGTGTCCAGGTGTCCCAGTGGAGTGCCATCAAGCGAGTGGAAAAGCAGTTGGAATCAGTGACAGGTCAAACAGTCAGTGACATTGGCGACCTCAAGGAAGTCACGGGGGAACTGAGCACAAAAGTCTTGATGCTGAAAGCGAAAAAGGCGTCCAAGGTGCCAGCACCGAAGAGGCGTTGGCAGGATGCTGTGACAGCGGACAATGTCAAACTCATGCTTCTGATTGTCCTGACACTACTGGCGGTTGTGGCTGGGGTGTCAATCCCTATGACTTAGATATCGAAATTGAGGCTACCCCCCTTAAGTTCTGCTCGAGCAGAAAACCAATATTAAATAAAATCAAAGGGTTATAGAAAAGCTAAGGTTTTTTAAGGCCTTCAGCTCGAGCTAAAACATCGGGTTTTGACAGGTCAACCACTTGGGGCTGGGCCAGGCAACCACTTACCGGTCAACGCCCTGTGTAGATGGTTCTGGGCTTTCTCAATATCCTTGACCCATGGCTGACCCTCTTTTTTCCCCGCTCGCATGATGTACTTTAGAGCCAGGGCCAAGTTGAAACACTGCAAACGGGTAGGTCCATTGGTTCGGTGTTCATCCGTATAGATTCTTTCTTCCATCACTCCCATGGGTTGAATCGTCATTTCAGAATAGTGCTCGTCATGTTTTTCCATCACAGACCCCCGTTCAATTCGTAGTTGGCGATGACTTGTGTCAACGCGTTGGCAATCTCAAACTGACCACAGTCAGACCCCAAGTACAATGCTTCCATACGGTTGGTCATGAAACCACATTCCACCAGAATGGATGGCATGGACTGGGTGCCTGACAGGACAGTGAACCTGCTTGTCTTGATGCCCCTGTCAGTGCTGACCAAGGTGTGAGCGTCAAAGGCTTCCAGCACCCACTCAGCCATACCCCTGCCCTGTTTGTCCCTAGGGTGGTGGAAGACCACCACGCCATTGGCACTGGTCCACCTTGGGCTATTGCTGGCAGCGTTGGCGTGGATGGAAATAAAGACACAGTTCCCCCGTGCCTTCTGCAACGCCCTGGCGTACTTCACCCGTGCACGTAGGCCAGCGTTGACCGGCCCTGGGTTGGTGACAGTCACCATCACATCAGGGCACATTGATACCACCCGTTGACAGATGGCCCGATTGAATTCACCCTCATAGATGCCAGGGGGCACATGAGGTGAACGCTTGCCCGGTGTCAGGTACTCACCACCAGGACCAAGGCCCCCGTGTCCTGGGTCGAGAATCCAAGTGTATCTACTCATTGGTAATGCCTTTCTACTGTCCTTGAATGTTTGGCAAGGCCCATGCACTCATCAGGTTAGTGGAAGCCCCTGCAGGCCCCGCCTTGCCAGCCCTGTATTCTTTCACAGCATCAAGCAGGGCTGTCTGGTTGGTGGCCTTGCTGTTCAATCGTTTGATGACTGCTTCATCCATGGTGTCAGTGGCAATCAATCGATGTACTCTGACCTGACCCTTGACCCCTCGACGGTGCAAACGCTTAATCAATTGCTGGTAGTCCTCCAAGTTGTCTGTAAGACCATAGAAAATCAAGTCATTGCCACCAGCCTGTAGGTTGAGACCATGGGCCAGTGACTGTGGGTGGACCACCAGCACTGGTAGCCGTCCCTTGTTCCAGTCATCAATGTGTTGGTTGGCCTTGCTGACACTGACACCAGCCCCGATGAACGGGCAGGAACCCATGCGCGGGAATCGTTTTTCAAGGTGTGCCATAATTGCTGTCAGGTCATGCCGGAAGTAATAGGCCACCAGTGCTGGCTTGCCCTGCAGTTCATCCAAGATATTGTCCAGGGCTTCAATCTTTTCAGCATGAACTTTGTGGACCTTGCGCCCACGGTCAACACCATCGTCACCATCAGGCTGGACAGTGGCAGGGTCATACATCCTGCCATTGGCCAGCTGGCGGCAAAGCAGATACTTGCTTGACTGGTTCGGTGCTGCCACCTGGTTGCCGTCTATCTCGGCGAAAAGTGTGCGCTCAATGTCATCATAGATTTTCCGCGCCCGTTCACCCAAGGTGATACGAACATCTTTTATAATCCGTTCAGGCAATGCAAAGACTGACTCATCAAATCGTAGGACATGTGGGGCAGTCTTGGCATGGATGATGGCAGCTGCCCCAGGCATCAATTCATAAGTGTAGAATTTTGGGTTGGTCAGCCTGAAGTATGAATCCCTAAAACCTGTGATGGTAGGGCCAAAAGTTTTGCCCTGGTCAACAATAAACATCTGAGACCACAGGTCAGCCAATGAGTGGGGGGTGGGGGTACCCGTTAGAATGACTCGACGGTTGAAGAGTCCCAGGTATGGCCTGAAGGTCTTAAACCTTACAGAACTATGTCTCTTGAACTTGGAAGACTCATCCACCCCCAGCATGTCCCAAGGCCATCTTAGCGGGTTGCGTTTCCTGGTGAACCACTCCAAAGGCAACATGGACAAGAACCATTTGAGGGTTTCAGGGCTGGTCAGTACAATGTCAGCTTTTGGGTTTATAAACTCATGCATGAGGTTGACGTCTTTTTCTTCCCCATGGCACATGGCAATTTTGAGATGGTTGAACTGGTCAAACTTCTGGCACTCTTGGGGCCAGACGTTGTGACATACCAACCTGGGTGCTACTAGCAGTGACCTACCAACCCACCCAGCTTTCTTCATGGCACTGAACGCGGCCAAGTACATGGCAGTCTTGCCAGTCCCTGGGTCAGCGAACAGACCACAGTAAGGGTGGTCCACCAAGAACTTGATGCCTATCCGCTGGTATGGTTCAGCAACGTATTTCACAGCTGACGTTCCAGTATCTGGGTCTGCCTGACGATAAGGTCTGGGATAAGTATTTCTTTCTCTGGATGATACCTAATGTATCTGATGTTATTGATTGCTTCACTGGCGTTGTCAGCCCAGAAGGAAAGGAAGCCCAGCCGGTTCAGGTCAAGCATATATTCCAGCTGTGAACGCCTTGGCCTTTCATCCCTGTCCTTGACTTCAACGAAGACAGCAAACCCCCCAGGCATCATGACCAGACGGTACGGGCCACCCACCCTGGCAGGGTCCACATACTTGACAACTTTGCAACCCATCTTGATGACTTCAGCCCTGAACTTTTCTTCAATTTTCTTTTCCATATACCTCCCTGTAAGCCCCGGAGAAGTTCCCATCAGTGACACCGTTG